ACGCGCACGTAACCAAGCTCAAGAGCGGGCGCCGTGCGAGCGTCGCGATAGGCGCCGCCCTCGAGGGTGTGAGGCGCGTCGAACTGCGTGGGGTAGTTGAGGTCACTCATTTGGAATCTCCGTAGGTAGGTAGGTCACGGGCACATCCCGCACCTCTGAGACTAGTCGAAAGTGGCGCAGTGTCAACGGATGTGCGCCCGTGATACGGGGTCAATCGGGCGGCTTCACCTTCGCGTGTGTGCGCGTGGGAGGGCTGAATTGGGCGCGGGCATCGGCGCTCCCGCCGCCCCGGCAACGCTTGCGTTGTCTGCCCCCCGTCGGCGCCAGGGGTGCAACGCGCCCCAGGTGGCGACTGCGAGGAACTTGTTCTGAGCACCGACGAGACGAAACTCAGAATGAGTTTTGGCCTCGGCGAATCTCTCCATATGACCCAAAATCCGGGCCGCAGAATTTCAAAATTCGGTTGGCTCCTTGACGGACTGTCATGACCCGTGTAGACACACTGTCACGGAGGTACACATGGCAAAGAAGCCGACACTTGCTCAGCGGATGGCTGAGCTCCGAAAGAGCCGGGGATTTTCCCAGGCTGAGCTTGCGCGCAGAACTGGGTTTGATCCCTCGTTCATTTCTCAGCTGGAATCTGGGAAGCGGAAAGGTTCGAGTTACGCCACACTTCAGGCACTGGCCAATGCGCTGGATGTCGAAGTAAACCAGTTGCTTGGTATGTAGCCACCAGATGACCCCCCTTGGACCCCCCCTTTAGGGGGGGGGTCCTGGGGGGTCTGGGTAGCAAACTAGCTAACGCGCGCACCCGCGCGCGAGGGGAGAGCGAGATGCAAGGATTGCCTCACTCCGCAGATGCGGAGAGAGAGGTGCTTGGAGCAGTGTTGCTTCGAGCCGATATGGCACCCAAGTTGGTCGAGGCTGGGTTGCGTCCTCAGGACTTCCACCTCGAGCGCAACCAGCTGGTGTGTCGTGCCGTGCTTGACCTCGTTGAGCTGGGGACGCCTGTTGACCCTGCGACCGTCAGGGAGAGGTTGCTCGACCGGAAGGAGTGGAACAGGGCCGGAGAGTTTCGGACACTGAGCGAGCTGATGGACAAGGGCGCAGTGACTGGCGCGTTTGAGCATATGTGCGACGTGGTGAAGAAGTACGCGTTGCGCCGGCTGCTCGTGAGTCATGGCTGGGACGTGTCGAAGATGGGTCTGGAGTCTGATGACCCGGAGATTAGCCTTGAAAAGGCGCACACTGGGCTGAGGGAGATCGCCGAAAGCGGCAACCTGCACACAGGCGTGACGATGCGCGATGGCGTGCGCGGGTATATGGACTACATCAACCGAGTGCAGGCTGGGGAGATCACAGACACCCGGTTGCCCACAGGAATCCGAAGCCTAGACGACCACCTGGGTGGAGGGCTCCGCACCGGATGGCAGGTTGTGGTGATGAGCGCTGCTGGCCACGGCAAGACAGCGTTCGCTGTCAACAACCTCGCTCTGTCTGCTGCTAAAGCTGGTCACCCTGTAGTGATTTGCAGCCTCGAGATGCAGCCTAAAGAGGTGATTGGCCGCATGGTCGCCGCTGAATCAGGCGTGCCCGTGCACGTGCACGACCGCGCAGGCCTCGATCCTTACGACCTATCGAGACTTATGGGCGCAGCTGACCAAGTCTACAACCTGCCGATACGGATAATCGGCGCGAGACACGGGAATATCGAGTCGATTACGTCCGTAGCCCGCCAAGTGAAAGCCCAATACGGCTCACTGGGCATGGTTGTGGTGGATTATCTGCAGCTCATGAAGTCGACAGACAACGCTGAGGCCTCGAGCGAGGAAAAAATCTCGACAAACTCCGGGGCCCTAAAGCTGCTCGCAAACGAGCTCGACTGCGTGTCTGTCGTATTGAGCCAGCCTGTGCTCAGCGCCAAGCGAGACAAGAAGAGGCCGTCTATTACCCAGGCCAAAGGGTCTGGGTCTATCGAGGATGACGCCGATTTGGCGCTGATCCCGTGGTTGCCGTTCAAAGTTGATGACACCGCGCCACGAAGTAATGCTGAGATGGGCATGGACAAGTTCAGACACGGCCCTCAGCAGAACTTGAGTTGCGAGGAGATACGATGGAACGGCAAAAACATGAGGTTTGAGCAGATATGAGCGCAATCGACCAGGTACTGGCCCTGCTTTACGAAATGGAAGATGAAATGGGCACGCGAGATGTGGCTGTCGAATTGGGCATGAGCCTGACAACCGCACAGCGCTCATTGGCGCGGCTCCGAGAAGAGGGATGGATTAGCGGCAGAAGGCAAAGGCCTGTGCCTGGGACTAACGAGAGAACGACAACTGTATGGAGGGTAGCGAGATGAACCGCGAAGAACTCGACAAAATTCTGGATGGGCGGCGAATCGTCGTTTCTGTTTCTGGCGGCAAGGATTCTACGGCCTGCTGCTTGTATTTGATGGAAATGGGGTATGAGCCCCATGAATTCGACCGCATTTTTTTTGATACAGGCTGGGAGCACCCGCTGCTCTATGAGTATGTGCGGCAAGACCTGCCGGATATCGTGGGTCCAATCGAGAGCTTGTATGCTGAGATTGAGCTCGACGAAGAGCTGGTGCCTGTTGCCGAGCAGTTCGAGAAAGAGCTCGGTGTGCCTTACTCGTCGATGGTCAGGCTGGTTTTGCGCAAGGGCATGTTCCCCAGCCGGCAGAAGCGGTGGTGTACTGACTGGCTGAAGGTGCGCGTTTCTCAGAAATACTTCCACGAGTCCGACGTCCCAATGGTCAATGTCGTTGGTATTCGCGCTGAGGAGAGCAAGGCGCGGGCGCTGATGACTGAGTGGGAGTTTGCTCCAAAGTGGGATCTCGACGTCTGGCGACCTCTTATCGACTGGTCGACCCAGCAAGTCATCGATATTCACCAGCGCCATGGCGTTCGTCCGTGCCGCCTGTATCTCGAGCAAAACGCAGACCGAGTTGGGTGTTACCCATGCATTTACTCTCGCAAAGCCGAGATTCGGCAGATGAGCGACTACACGCCGGAGCGAATCGACTTGATCGAGAGGCTCGAGGAAGTCGTTAAGGGGCTTGCTGAGAAGCGCTACGCTGCTCAAGGCGAGACGTTTGAGTCTTTGAACATGGCTCACCCTGGGTGGTTTCAGACACCAAAGCGCACCTACAAAGACGACGGCAGCACCTCTGGCGAGTGCTGGCCTATCCGCAAGGTTGTGTCGTGGAGTCGCACAACTCGTGGTGGCCACATGGACCAGATGGAGTTGTTCACAGACCCATTGGGCCACCAGGGCTGCGTTAGGTGGGGCATGTGCGATACGGGGACGAAGTAATGAAGCGCATCGTCATGTTCTCTGGAGGGGCCGGCAGCTGGGGCGCCGCAAAGCGCATAGCTGAGTGGCACGGCACCGATGACCTTGTTCTGCTGTTTGCCGACACGCTGATGGAAGACGAAGACCTGTACCGGTTTCTCGAAGAGGCCGCGCAGGACGTTGGTGGCGAGTTGATCAAAATCGCAGAAGGGCGCGACCCGTGGCAGGTGTTTTTCGATCGCAAGTACCTTGGCAACACGCGCGTCGACCCGTGCAGCTACGTGCTCAAGCGCAAGTTCATTCGAAACTGGCTGGAGGAGAACTACGCTCCAGACGAGTGCGAGGTGTACCTGGGTATCGATATCGACGAGGAGCATCGATTCCACAGGGCCGTGAGTTACTGGGAGCCGTACACCGTCCGGGCTCCGCTAATCGAGGACGAGCCTGTGTTTCGTCATGACGTGAAGGCCATGATGAAAGAGGCGGGCATCGAGGAGCCTCGCCTGTACAAGATGGGCTTCCCCCACAACAACTGTGGGGGATTTTGCATCAAGGCTGGCATGAGCCACTTTGCAAACCTTCTGCGCCATTTGCCTGATAGGTACGCCTACCACGAGCAAAAGGAGCAGGAGCTGCGGGAATATTTGGGTAAGGACGTCGCCATATTGCGTGATAGAACGGGTGGCGAAATTAAGCCCATGACCATGCGCGACTTGCGCGAAAAAATTGAATCGCAGCCGCAGCAGATTCCTTTGTTTGACTGGGGTGGCTGCGGCTGCTTCAGCGGGGAAGAATGAACAAGGCGTTTTGGATCTGTTTCGAGTGCGACCATCGACAGTGGTTTGCTGGACCGTGCGAAGTGTGCGGCGGCAGTTGCGAAAAGGTAGGAGGCAGCGATGCGTCTATACATGGGCATAGACCCCGGATATTCAGGGGCCGTAGCGGTAGTTGGCGAAGACGGGTCGTTTCATGACCTAGTGCGGCTCGGAGAAACCGAGCACGACATAGCCGGCTTCGTTGAGCGAAACGCCAAGCACGTGGAGTTCGCTGTGCTTGAGCGCGTATCTGCGATGCCGCGACAAGGCGTGTCGTCTACGTTCAAGTTCGGCACGAGCTACGGGTTCTGTCGCGGACTGCTTGTTTGCAGCAAGGTTCCCTTTGAGGCCGTGACCCCTGCGACGTGGCAGGGCGCTATGAAGTGCAGGTCAAAGGGAGACAAGAACGTGACCAAGGCTGCTGCCCAGCGTTTGTTCCCTGACCAAAAGGTGGTGCACGCCACCGCAGACGCTATGCTGATTGCAGAGTACGCGAGAAGGTGCGCCCAAAGATGACCTACCTACAAGTCTATCTAGCCTGTGTGACTGCTATTAGTTGGATCAGCCCGTCAGAGATTACAGCAGAGCGCTTTGGTACCTGCATTGCCATTGGCACCCAGGCCGTCGTCGAGGACGTGGACATGCACATGGCCATCGCCGTAGCCTACACCGAGTCGCGATTCAACAAAGACGCGGTCAGCTCAGCTGGGGCTCGCGGGCCGATGCAGGTCAAGCCGGTGTTTCACTGCCCTGATGGCAAGCTGAAAGGATGCGACCTGATAACCGCAGGCTTGCGGGCTTTGAAAAAGTACCGTAAAAAGTACAAGCGTTGGTCCGAGGCTTTGTGCCACTGGAACAGCGGAAACAAGTGCTACCGCAGGAGCAGGCTCTTTGCACGTATCGTTCTTAAAAGAAGACGAGCCCTTTCCCGCGCCAAAGGAGATCCGCGCTAATGCCCGAAAAGAAAACGACGAAGAAGGCCGCGCCGAAGAAAGCAGCGGAGAAGAAGGCAGAGGCTCCGAAGCAGGGGCGCCCGCCAAAGGTAGCTGAGGTCACCGAGCTCGACCTTGGGCCAAAGCTTGTCGCGCTGGTCAACACCGCAGCCGACGGCCTGGGCGTTGACCGGTCTGTGGTTGTTCGAGCCCTGGTCCTCAAGAGCGGCGATGAGCTGCGCCGCGTAGGCCCAATCGGCGTGCGGATGGCACTGAAGCGCTATCTGTAATGCCTGACCTCAAGTGGGAATCATACGATGCCGAGGACGGCACGAAGGGCCTGAAGGTTTCGACCGATCAAGACCCTACGCACACCATTGCCGAAGGCATCATTGGCGAGTGCATCGCTAACATCAAAGAGGCCCTGGGCGTTTTGTGGGAGTACGTTGAAGGCGACAATCCCAAGGCGGCGCATAAGTTTGCCGTCCCTACGTTTCACACGATTCGTGAGGAGCTGGAGACTGCGTTAGATATGCTCGAGAGCCTGCAGCGAAAAGACATCCGTCCGAAGCACAGGGATTGCAGAGCCGTGATGAAGAGCGGCTCCCGGCTGCTGGCCAAAAACTCGCCGCTTGACGACGTGTTTGTGCCAGAGGTTTTCCTGAAAGACTCCTTGGGTCTTTTGTCTACGATGCACACATGCCTGCTTGAGCAGACCAAAAAGAAAGACCGCAACCGGATTCGGCGGGAGTACGTCAATGCCGCGAAAAAGTCGATTCACGCCTGAGATTGCAGACGCGGTGGTCGACGGTCTGACTAAGGGCCTGACCAAGCGCAACATTTCAGAGACTTTGGGCCTGGGCAAGAACACTATTAGCGTCTGGCTCAAGGCCGGTCAGGAGGGTGACCCTGCCTTTGTCAGCTTCGCAGACAGGTGCGCCCAAGCTGAAAAGCAGGCCCAAGGTTCTCTGATTGCTATGATCAGCGAACAAGGCCACAAAGACTGGCGAGCTGCAGCGTGGCTGCTTGAGCGCCGGTTCGACGCCTTCAAGCTTCGCTCTCGCACGAGCGCCGACGCCCAGGCAGAGCTCGACCGGCTAAATATCGAGAAGGCACAGGCCGAGCTTGTGTACACCGAGGCCAAGACCAAGGCGCTCAACCGTGGCTCGCTCACGCCTGAGCAAATCTTGGAGCTCCTCGAGCACGCCAAGGATGCGGGCAAGCAGGAGGCTGAGGAAGCCGTTCACTGATGGCTACCGAAGCAGATGTATCTGAGAGGCTAAAGGAAGAAATCACGCGCTGCGCGCAGGACTTCAACTACTTTGCCCGTTACCTGCGAATCGTCGACAAGAAAGGTCGATTGATTCCTCTTGAGCCCAACGAGGTCCAGCAGCAGTTCCTTCAAGACATTGAGGAGAACCCGTGGACGTATGTGCTCAAAGCGCGCCAGCTGGGCCTCACTACGATTATCGCGGCTCGGAATATCTGGAAGGTTCTGTTTCGGCCCAACTACAAGGTCGCAGTGCTGGCGCATCGTGGTGACTCAGCTCAGGTAATCTTTGAGATTTACAAGCGGTACTACGAAAACCTGCCTGACTTTCTGCAGTTTCCGACAAACAAGTCGAACGTGCGCGAGCTCGCCTTCTTTCATGGCGGCTTGATTCGCGTCATGACTGCGCAATCTGAAGGAGCGCGTGGCACGACCTATCAAGGGCTGCACTGCTCAGAGTTTGCTTTTTGGGGTGACGTAGAGAAAACAGTCGCAGCTGCATTTCAGACCGCCGGCCCCAACGCCGACATCATTCTTGAGACAACCGCCAATGGTCTAAACGAAGCAAACAAGATTTGGCAGTCAGAGAACGGCTTCAAGAAAGTGTTCTACCCCTGGACCGACAACCAGCTCTACAGAAAGAAAGGGCCGACTGGCCGGCTGCACGCGAAGCTAAAGAAGGTCGCGGAGAAGCACGGCTTAGACAAACAGCAAATCGGATGGGCGCAGGAGACGCTTGAGACCAAATGCATGAACAACTGGAACACGTTTATGCAAGAGTACCCCGTTACCGCCCAGATGGCGTTCATCACCAGCGGTGAGCGGTTCTTTGACTTGGTGTTTCCGCACGCGCAGGCTTTGGCTGGCGAGCGCGAGTACTCTCCACCCGACAAGTTTCGCGTGTACTCAATCGGCGTGGATGTCGCCTCTGGCTCTCCGTCTGGTGACTACAGCACCTATTGCGTAATCGACGTCACCGAAAAACAGCGGCCAGTCGTGGTGGCAACTCACTATGACCGAAGCCCGCCTCACGAGTTCGGCGAGCGAGTGCGCCAAGCGGCTATTAAGTACAACGCCTTGGTCGTCGTTGAGTCCAACACCTACGGCCTAAGCGTGCTCGAGTACCTTGTTGGCAAGGAGTACGCCTACATCTTCAGGCGTACTCACTATGACAAACTGGGCGGTCGATGGGTGGAGAAGCTTGGGTTTAGCACGACCAGCGCCACCAGGCCGCTGATGCTCAGCCGGCTTCACGAGTATTGTTCTCGAGGCAAGCTTGTTATCAACGACGAGCGCATGAAGACCGAAATGAACAGCTTCGTGTACAATGATAAGGGCAAGCCTGAGGCTGCGCCCGGCAAGCACGACGACATGATTTTTGCTCATGCGTTGGCTCTGATGGGCCTAGACCAGATCGACCAAGTCAAACAAGATGTCGTGCGCCAGCGCCCAAAAACGTTGCAAGAGATGCTGAAGTACGAAATGGCAACAGGCCGTAAGTATCAAAATGGAACAGATGATTCTCATTTTGAAATGTATGGTGTACGCTCTGACCAATCCTCGCCGCTTGATGCGGCGTTGAACAGCTCGCCCACGCGGCGTTAAGCAGGAGAACCATGAGCCTACTAGACGAAGAAGCCACGAACCGATTGCGCCAAGCACTGGCCGGCGAGCCGCCGGTCCCAACTGCTGAGGCAGAGGTTCCTGTTTCCGAGCCAGAGGTCCAGGTATCGTCCGAGGCAGCGCAGGACGTAAATGAAGGCGCGAAGGTAGAGGCACCCGAAGCAGCACCCGAAGTCGACGCTAACGCGGAGATTGAGGTTGAGGTAGAGGAGGGCCACCGTGTTCCCTATGGCCGGTTCAAGCAGGTGCTTGACGCTCGTAATACCCACCGCGATGAGGTGGAGTCCTTGCGTCAGGAGCTGGAAAAGCTGAAGTCTCAGCCCCAGCAGACCTATCAGCCGCCACAGCAGCAGGTGCAGCCCAAGCCTCAAGTGCAGTCTCAAGAAGACGACTGGTGGTCAGAGTACCAAGGCACCGAACAGCAGACGGCCCAGGCCCCTGTTGACGATGGCAAGTACAACGAGCTCCAGAATCGACTTGAGGCTCAAGAGGTCGCGTTCCAGAAGATGGTTTTGGAGCGTGAAATCAGCCAAGCCCAAGAGAAGTTCCCCTCGATTGACAGAGGCGAAATCTTAAAGGCTGTCGTTCAGAATCCGGCTATGCCGGTGATGCAGATCGCCGAGCAGTACTCTACTTGGCTTGCGGGAATCGAGGAGGCGGCAATTGCTCGCTACGTCGGTGACAACCCGGAAGCTCAGCAGAGGGCTGCAGAGCCAGCTGCACCGCCAGCAGCTCCTCGTCCTGCCCAGGCTGGCTCCGATGCCGTAGCCAACTTTGTGCAGGAGAAGAGGCCGCAGACTGTTGAAGAGGGCTCGAAGATGTTCAGAGAGTTCCTCAAGACGCACAACCCCTTCGCTCAATAAAAAGGAGGCGCCAAAATGGCCGCCGATATCGGTACATATACCTCATGGACCAGCACTGGATCGCTGGGCTCCATTCTCAAAGAATTCTTTATGGGTCCCGTTGTGGAGACCCTCTCGAATGAAATCATGGCCTTGCAGCTTTTCCAGAAGGCCACGGTCGATTGGAACGGTCGCGTCTGCACGATTCCCGTGCACACCGGTCGCAACAACGCCGTTCAGTTTCTGGGAGAGGGCGATGCCTTCATGGCTGCTGGCCAGCAGCAGTACGATCACCTCAGCGTGACGGCCCACTTCCTCTACGGCCACTTCCAGATCACCGGTCCTGCGATTGCTTCCGCTAAGTCGGGCAGCTCTGGCGCGATCATCGGCTGGATGGAGTCGGAGATGAACAAGCTCATCGACGACGTGAAGCGCACTGCAGATCAAAACATGATCTCCGGCGGCTCTTGTGTCGGCTACATCACCAGCAGCAACAACCCCGGTGGTGGCGCTACGTGGGGCTTCGATGGCGACTTCGGCAAGCTTTCGGCGGCGCTGACTGCTGGCATGACGGAGGTCTCCATTCGACGACAGGACAACCCTGGGTTTCTGTCTGATGGCGTGACTGCAGCGAACACGCGTTACCTCGCCGAGGTCGACGCTGGCGTCGTTGTCACTGGTGGTGCTGCTGGTCTGAACGAGAACGCTGGAACTATTGTTCTCGCCGCCACTCGTACCGACCAGGATGCTGGCGCTAACGCTGTCGCTGCTGGTTTTGGGTACCCTGTGTATCTGACCAATGTCGGCAACGCTCAGCTGACTGCATCGGCAAGCCAGCCGCGCGGACTGATGGCCAACCTCAGCGAGCCGAACCCGTTCGGCATCGACAAGTCTGGCACCGCGATTGTGGCCGGTGGGCGTCCGAGCCTTCAGCCCCTTGTTCTTACCGCCAACGCCAACAACACTGGTGGCGTTAACGTGCGCGAGGACATCTCGGCAGAGCGTCTTCAGCAGGTGATCGACGAGGTTTCGGTGCTGTCCGGCAAGGAGCCTGATGTCATCCTGTGTCATCCGACGACGCGCGCTCAGTACGTCGCCATGATGACGGGAGCCAACTCGCTTCAGACCACGACTCGTGGCGGCGCAACGAAGGGTGATGCTGGATTCCTGGATCTCAGCTACCAGAACATTCCCCTGAAGTACGCACGTTCCGTGCCTCGTGGAATGATGATCTTCCTCAACACAAAGTCGTGGAAGGTCGCTGAGCTCCAGAGCGGCGGGTTCGCCGACCTCGATGGGTCGACGCTGTCGCGCACCGGAACCTCTGACGCCTACAATGGCTTCTACCGGTGGTACTACAACCTCGTTGCAACGAGCCCGAACTGCAACGCGGTCCTGTGCGGAATTACGCTTGTCGCTTAATTCCTAGGAGGCACTAATGAAAGAGGCGCT